CTACTAAGGCAAAAATCGCCCATGGATAAAGGGATTGCGGCGGTAACGCATGATTGTTACCGCCCTGTAATGCAGTAACATGTTGATCTTTTCACAAAATCTTAACATATTCTGACGATCGTGTCACAAATCCGCCCATCCCTTTACGCATTACGCCTGATCGCAAAGGCTGAGGCGGCTAATGCGGCACGATTTGCAACCGCTCACAAGATACGCCCACTCAAACCTAAACCGATGCAATCCATCCCCGGCCTCGCATCATCCGCATTCCAAGCAATCCAAAAGCAAACTGAAGGAAGATAATGCAGACCTACCTCGATGGCCTTAGATACCTTGCTCGGCGGAAAGTGTTTCCCGGGCCATTCAACTCGCAGGATTGGGCGTCTGTAGCACCTGCAATCCGGCAACGCAGTTTCTTTTCCGCCACAATCAATTCTGCGCGGGTTTTGCACCGGATGCGCTCCATGTTGCTGGACTGGCAGTCCGGGGCTGTAGAAACGATTCTGACGCCATCCGGGGCAAGTGAAACCGCATTCAAGGAATCCGGCCTCGCTAAGTTCCGGGAGAAAGCATCCGAATTGCTCATCAGCGAGGGGCTGGCAACACCCGCTGACTTCAAGAATGAATCCATCCAGAATGTAATCAGCGCATCCCGGCTCAAATTGATCTTCAATACCAATACCGCTCAGGCTCAGGATTTCGCCATCTACCAATCCCGGGTTGCCGATCCAGTCAGGATCAACCGCTTCCCCGCTGCTGAATTCGTTCGCACACCGGGCGCTAAGGTTCCCCGTACACTCCATGTCGCAAACGAGGGTGCCGTGCGGCGCTATGATGACCTTGCTTTCTGGCTTGCTCAAAACTCCGCTGACATCGGCGGGTTCGGTGTTCCATGGGGGCCATGGGGATTTAATTCGTTCATGACCACATTCCCGGTGGCTCGCGCCCGGGCGGAGAAGCTAGGACTGGTGAAACCCGGCGAGCAAGTCATGCCGCCTGACCTAACTCAATTTGGAGTGAAGTTACCTGCTCGATTCAACAAGGGTGTGACTGCTGATGTGGATGACATTACGCCGGAGATCAAGCAGCAGGCGATCAACACGATTACATCCAGACTTGGCCCACAGGCAGTCAGGCCGGATGGCAAATTGACGCTAGAGGCACTTCAGGCACTGAGGGGTGGTGGGTCATTGCCGCCGACTACTGCCCCGGTTCCGGCTCCGGTTGTTGCTAGGACTAGGTCATTCGATGATGTGGTTAAAAAACTGAACAAATCAATTACCCCTGAGGTTGAGGAAGTTATTTTCAGATATGAGAAGGCAGCCAATAATAAGGCTCGGCTTCACAGGGAGATGTTAGACCACATGGTCAACAATAGAGAAAAAGAAAGACTGGAAACTAGGGATAAATGGCATGAATCTATAGAACAATTAAATAAACTTCGACCGCAATATCAAATTCAAGTAGATAAGCTAAGGGATGCTGTAAGCATACCAGTTTCTGATAGAGGTGATTTAAAGTGGAGCACTAATAGCATGGAGTCTAAGTATTGGGCCGCCAATGGGTCTAAGTTAGAGGAGGGAATTGAAATAGTTAAGAGATATACATCTAAGAATGCTTTGGTTGATGTAAGAGTCGCTAGATACAATGATCGCGAATATCAAAGCGGCGGGGTCATCTATATAAGCGCAGGGACAAGCCCATCTACTGTAGCTCATGAAATTACTCATGCAATCGAGATAGCAAATAAGGATGTTTTACAGAAGTCTAATGCGTTCCTAAAGAAGAGGGCGAATGGGCAAAAGTTAAAATCGCTAAAGAAACTCACCGGCATCGATTATAAGAGATATGAGATGGCATATGAAGATGAGTGGGAAAAACGAGGCGGCAATGCCTATTCAGGAAAATACTACAATGACACAGCCACAGAAATCCTCACTATGGGAATTGAGCGACTCCATGCTGATCCACTGAAATTTTATCGATCAGATCCAGAATACTTTGAGTTTGTGGTTAAGACATTACAGGAATTGCCATGATAGCACCGGACATGCAAATAGTTGAATTTAGCTTATTAGGGGTTAATTATCTCTATGAGGGAAGCAAGCCGCCCGTGATTGTTACGGATGGAGTTGAGAGAGTGCCAATAGCTGAACAACTTAACGAAATCCTAGCCAGATCAGTTACCCAGCATATTCCTGCTGACGAGCAAATTAGATCGGCATTAAATCAGATAGGGATTCCGGCATCCGCTAAGTTCAAAATACAATATGCCAGCGATCAACCTGATGATAACTTGCCTGATGGCGCAATCTACTAACCCCTAACACTTCCCACCTATGAAAATAGAATCGATAAAACTAGATAAGCTAATCCCCTATGCCAGAAATAGCCGGACGCATTCGGATCAACAGGTTGCCCAAGTTGCTGCATCAATCCGGGAGTTTGGATTCACCAATCCCGTGCTAATCGATTCTGAGGATGGCATCATCGCTGGTCATGGCCGGGTCATGGCTGCGCGGAAATTAGGGCTGGCTGAGGTTCCCTGCATCCGGTTGGGGCATCTGACCGAGACGCAGAAAAGGGCATACATCATTGCCGACAACAAGCTGGCGCTGAATTCTGGTTGGGATGAGGAAATGCTGGGACTGGAATTGGCTGATCTGCGCGAGGCTGATTTTGATCTCGACCTGATCGGGTTTGATGCCGGGGAGATTGAGGCTGCGCTGAATCCGGCTGAGATTACCGATGGACTGACCGACCCCGATGAGGTGCCGGAGCCGCCAGTTGATCCTGTGACCGTGCTTGGCGATGTCTGGGTGCTAGGCAATCACAGGCTGATGTGCGGTGACTCGACGAGCATCGATGCGGTGGAGAAGCTGATGGCAGGGGAGAAGGCGGATTTTGCGATTGCTGATCCGCCATATAATGTTGGATATGAATACAATTCAGTTGAGGACAATAAATCAGATAAGGAATACTCTGATTTTTGCATGAGCTATACAAACAACGCTTTGATTTTTTCTGCGGTCATTGCGATTACTCCGGGCAAATCAAATGAAAAGCATTACAATCGCAGGCAAGACTATAAGGAGTATCTAACTTGGTTCAAAAAATTTGGATTGTCCCGTGGTAGTTTTTACAAAGCAATGGTAACGGAGCCAATTTTACTTATTGGCGATAAGCCGAAAAATAAATTCTATCCCACCGATTGCTTGGAATACATGACGGAAAGGGAACCGGGATTAAGAAAACTTCATACCTGCCCCAAGCCTGTTTCATTGTGGATTGCAATAATTGAGCCGATGACAGATATTAAATCTGTGGTTTTAGAAATGTTTGGCGGCAGCGGCACGACCATAATAGCCTGCGAAAAAACCAACCGCCACGCTCGCCTCATGGAATTCGATCCCAAGTATTGCGATGTGATCATCAAACGCTGGCAGGACTTCACTGGCAAAAAAGCCATCCATGAATCAAGCGGCAAGACATTTGACGAAATGAAACCATGAACCCTCACGAACCGACAGACGAAAACAGACGCCTGATCTCTACCCTGTGCGGTATCGGGGTTCCGCAGAAAATGATCGCCGCTCAAATCGGCATCGATGAGAAGACGCTGAAGAAGTATTATGATGATGATATGAGCAAAGGCAGGGCAAAGGCAACGAGTCAAATCGCCAAACGCTTGTATGACATTGCCATGAGCGATTCCAAGGAAGCCCTGACCGCTTGTATCTTTTGGCTTAAATGCCGGGCCAACTGGTCAACGCTTGATGGCCCAGAGGTACAGGTGAATGTTCAGAATAACTCAATCATCCAGTCCGATGATGGTGAGATAAAGGAATTCAAGAAACGCTGGAACGCAATCGATGTCTGACATTAAACCCGATCTTGAGCTAGGCCCGTTCGCATTCGGTGTCCTTGGGCTGCGTCCGTATGATTGGCAGATTAGGGCATTCAAGGGAATCAATGATCATCCCCGGACATCCCTAGTCGCCGCGAACGGATCAGGGAAAACAGCTGCCGTGATTGCTCCGGCAATTCTCTGGTGGCTTGCAATGTTCCCTAAAGGCCGGATCCCTGTCACATCTGGCTCATGGCGGCAGGTGCTGCTTCAGCTATGGCCCGCCATGGAGAAGTATCGTGGGCATCCACTATTTCAAGGGTGGACATGGAATCAGGCTGAGATCAGAACGCCGGAGGGCGGATGGGCATCGGGATTCTCGACTGACAACCCGGGCCGGGCTGAGGGATACCACAGGACAGATGATAGCCCTGTCCTGTATGTGCTGGATGAGGCTAAGACGATCCCGGACGGCATCAAGGCTGCGGTTGACCGATGCACGACAAACCGGATCCTTGCCGCTTCATCGCCGGGCGCTCCGATGGGGTGGTTCTTCCGTTCGCAGCATGAGGAATCCTCGCATTGGTGTAGGGTTAAGGCTAGGTCTGATGAATGCCCCCACATCGACCCGGCAAAGCGTGATAGAGATCTTGAGATTTACGGGGAGAAGCATCCGATCTTTAGATCGATGCACCTTGCCGAGTTTGCCGAGGATGTTGATCGCTTGATCCTGACTAGCGATGCGCTGATCAGCGCCGTTGATAACCCGCCTGAGCCGCATGGTGATACTGTGGTTGCATTCTGTGACTTTGCAGCCGGGCGGGATGAGAATGTCCTTGCCGTTCGCCGGGGCAACTCTGCCCGGATCGTTAAGGCATGGGCTGAGAAGGATACCATGCAGGGTGTCCGGCAATTCATCCGGGCATTTGAGGATGAGCAATTGAAGGCATCACAGATTTGGGGTGATGCTGATGGGTTGGGCACTGTCATGATCGATGCGCTTGCCGAGCATGGATGGCGGATCAACCGATTCCATGGCGGGGCAAGATCGCGTGAGCCGAATGAGTATATGAACCTGATTGGCGAAGTCTGGCATGTAGGATGTCGGGAGATCGCCCGGGGCCGGATCAGGTTAGATGGATTAGATCAGGTGGCATTTAAGCAGTTGACCAGTCGCAAAACCGAATGGAGCGAGAATGGCAAGCTGAGGGTTGAATCCAAGGAAACCATGCGAGCATCCGGGCTGAAATCTCCCGACCGGGCAGACGCATTGCTTGGCTGCATTGTCTGTGGGCCATCTATGCAGGGTATGATGACTGGTGATGATCCGGTTAGATCACGCCGATCCGACTTCTCATCCCCGCGCCGATCGGGGTTTAATTCCATGTAAGATTCAGGGCTTGCCAATTATAAACTAATATGTTAACTCGACAACCTCACATGACTATCGACGAGCGCAAAGGTATTGTTTGGCCTATTCCGGCACAATACCGAACCAATGATTACGATCTGGCAAATGTAACCCCGGATCAGGTTCGCACGATCTTGCGCGGCGTTCGTACTGGCAAGCTAGAGGATCAGGATCGTTTGTTCCGTTTGATGCTCGATACATGGCCTCGTTTGCGTAAGGCATTGAATGAGGTTGCTGGGTCTGTGGCTAGGCTGGAACTTGAAATCAAGCCAGCGATTCGGGAGGATGCTGAGGAACCGACCCCGGCTGCGGTTAAGATTTATGAGACAGTAGAACGGGCGCTTGAGTCCTATTCTCCACGCCCGGGATATTGGGAGTTGGATCTGTCTGGCATGGTAAAGGCTATCATCGATGCCTATGCTAAGGGGATCTCTGTTCTGGAGATCGTATGGCAATCTGAGAACGGGGTCATTAGCCCAAGGTGTTATGCTCCGGTTCCTGCTAAGTATCTCGCCTATCCTTCCGCATCAAATGATGTTGATCGACTCATGATTGCCCCAAGCGGCGTCAATTACGCATCGCTAGTAGATTTCCCGCCTGATCGTTTCCTGATAGGCGTCTGGTCGCAGGGCGGAACGCATCCGATCCATTCCGCTAACCTCCGGGCATTGACAAAGTATTGGTTGGCGTCTGTTTATGGTTTGGGCTGGTTGATGCAATTTTCGCAGCTATTCGGCATCCCGATGCGGACGGCAAAGACTGACGGGACGGAGGATGCGCTTAACAAGGCTGAGGATATGCTGGAGTCGATCGGATCATCCGGTTGGGCCGCTACCGGGCCGGGCGTTGATTTCGAGATCCATTCCGCTGTGACTGGTGGGGATAACCTCCCGCAATCGCACATGATGGATGTTGCTGATCGTGCTTGCGACATCCTGTTGCTTGGTCAGACGCTGACAACTGATAACACTGGGACGGGATCTAGAGCATTGGGCGATGTCCACTCCGGCATCCGGTCTGAGGTTCTGCAATCAGTGTCCTCATGGGTGGCATCGATCATCACAACTCAACTTATCCCGGCAATCGTGCGGATGAATTTTGGCAAGGTCGCTTCCGAGGACATGCCATATTGTGAGCTTGAGATTCCCGTTCCAAAGGATGAAAAGGCCATTGCCGAGCGGGTTAAGATTTACAATGAGATCGGGGTTAAGATGCCGAAAGCATGGGTTTATGAGGAATTGGGTATCCCGATGCCGATCGAGGGTGAAGAGATTTTTGGTGATGATGAGTTGCCTGAGCTACCTGAGCCGGAACCGGATGTTGAGGATGTACCTGAGCCGGAACCGGAAGATGCTCCTGATCTACCTGATGTTGAGGAAGTTGAATCCGCCGCATCGGTTGATTTGCGTCCGACTGAAGAGATGGCCCGTAACGCAATAAATGCCCTAGAAATTCGTCGGGCAAAGCCGCAATCTGAGCGAGGCATGACATCAGTCGGCCTCGCCCGGGCGCGTGACATTTCTAACCGGGCAGAATTGTCCGAGGATACTGTCCGCCGGATGGTTTCGTACTTCCAGCGTCATGAAGTTGATAAGAAAGGATCGACTTGGGATGATCAAGGCAAGGGCTGGCAAGCATGGAACGGATGGGGTGGCGATGCTGGATACGCATGGGCAAAGCGGATTGTTGATAAGCTAGATTCCGGCAATGACCGATGAGCAATTAAGAGATGTGGCGGGTGAATGGCTCGCCCCGGTTGATCAGGTTTTAGCTGATCTGATGGATAAGTCGCAGCGCATGACTATCGGCGCATTTGTCCGAGAGGTTGAGCAGGTAATTGAGCGCATTCCGCAGATGTATGGGATGCTTAATGCTCAGGCGCTGACATCGGCGCTTGAGGATGAAATTGGCAAGGCGATGCTGAAAGGAATAGAGGATGGCATTGAAGACAGGTAAATCATTCATCACGATTGAGGCGACTGGTCTGGATGAGGCTAAGGCAGCAGCATTGACGCTGGCTGCCCCCGCTGTTCGCCGGGCCGCTGTATTGCAGGGCGGTGAGGATGCGATCGAGGAAATTAGAAAGTATTACGCCATGGCTGGGCGGACGAAGTGGGTTAATCCGTCCCTGCCAACTCATGGCCCGGGGCGTGAGCAGACAAGATGGTGGGAAGGAACTGCCCGGGGATGGAGTTTAAGTCAGCCAAATACTAATAAAGTCACATTTAGTAATTCGACAACTGGTTTCGCCCACAAAGTTACTGGCGGAGTGATTCGGGCAAAGCGTAAAAGATCGCTGACTATCCCGCTTGTGCCTGAAGCCCATGCCAAGACCGCAAAAGAATACTCAAATCGGGTTAGCCCTTTGTTCCGAGTTAAGGGTGTATTGGCTGAGGCAGATCCGAATGCACCTAACGGAATCCGAGCAATCTATGCTTTGAAGAAATCAGTAACACATTCACCATGGAAGAGCGCCCTGCCGCCTGAGCGGTCTTATACTGACGCATTCTTGAATGGCGCTCTCGATTACCTAATAGCCCAATTCGATAGTTGACATATATGAGTTTCTATGATTATCTCCCCTTGATGTTTCGCAGTTCAAGCATTGTGACCGCTGCAATCCAGTCCGAGCTATCAGACTTGGCCGGATCGATTGTCTATCTCCCCGAGGGGCAGCATCGGATCAATGCGACTGTCGGAGGTAAGGCTAAATCAGTTGATGTCCTAGTTGATTCCCGTGTTGCCGCTTCATTCTCTGAAGACCTCAACAAGCGCTTTGAATCGAATGTCCGCCCATTCGCCGGGTTCGACCACAAGCAAGGCGCTGCGTCATTCATCCCTAAGGAATTCCGCTACGAAGATGGCGTTGGTCTTGTGCTTGATGTCGAATGGACTGAAGCCGGACGCAAGGCTGTTGAAGGCCGCGATTACTCCTACTTTTCCCCTACTTTCCTTCTCTCCAAAGATGGCGTTCCGATCGGCCTCGCAAAGCGTGGTGAAATTGGTTCTCTGGTAAATGATCCAGCATTTGAGGAAATCCCGCGCATTGCCGCATCTCACAACGAACAAATTGATATGACCGAACAACTGATCGAATTGGGTCTGGTTGAGGCGAGCGAATCGCCCGATACCGCACTCGAAACCGCAAAGGCAAATCTTGCCGCTCTCCGTGAGTCGGCATCGATGGCCGAACAAGTCGAAGCCGCCAATGTCGAAAAGAAATCCGCTGAGGATAAACTTGCTGACATGGAGATGGCATACGCCAAGCTGAAATCGGAATACGAAGACATGAAGAAGCAGATGGGCGACAAGGCCATGGCTTCCGCTGATCTCGTAATCGATGAAGCAATCAAAGCCGGACGCATTGCCCCTCAAGATGAGGACGCCAAATCGTTCTGGAAAACCGCAATTCTCGCTGACGAAAAAGCCGCCAAGGTTCTCGCATCACTCCCGGGCAACGAAGCCATTAACGGAGCTACGATCCTTGCTGGTCGCATCGAAGAAACCCCTGCTGTTGAACTGACCGGGCTTGCTCGCGTCGAGGCAGCATTCAAAGCACAACAATCCAAATAACACAAATATATGCCTAATAACACTACTCTGCTTGATCTCGCCAAGCTCAACGGTGCTGATCCCGTTGTCGGCCTGATCGAAGAAGTGGCCACCTCTTCCCCTGAAGTTGTGACCATCCCCGCCCGCACGATTCGCGGAACCAGTTACAAGACTGTCGTTCGCAACTCGCGCCCATCCGTTGCTTTCCGTTCGGCTAACGAAGGAACCGCCGGAACCAAGTCCAACTTTGCCGAGCGTCTCGTCGAAGCCTTCATCCTCTCCGCTCGCATCGAAGTCGATAAGGCTGTGGCTCGCGGTTATGAGGACGGCCCAGAAGCTCTCCAAGCAATCGAAGGCGCAGGCGTCATGCGTGCCGCTCTCTCGACTGTCGGTTCGCAAACCATCTATGGTCGCAGCGCAGGCGCAAAGGGCTTCATCGGCCTTCAAGAATTCATCACTACTTTCGGTGACGAACTTGTGGTTGATGCTGGTGGTACGACCTCTGGAACTGGTTCCTCGGTTTACGCCATCAAGGCTGGCGCTCAAGGCGTTCAATATGTCTATGGTAACGGCACTAGCTTCGACCTCTCGCCATTCCGCGAAGGTGACGCTGCTGATGCTTCAGGCAACCGCTTCGCTGCTTACATCGCTGACCTCACCGCTTGGATCGGCCTTCAGTGCGTCAACAAGTACGCCATTGGCCGCTTGAAGGATTGCACCGCCGACTCCGGCAAGGGCGTGTCCGATGCCAAGATCGCTGAACTTCTCAGCAAGTTCCCAGTTGGTGAGCGCCCGACCCATCTCTTGATGAGCCGCCGTTCTGCATTCCAACTCCAGACGAGCCGCACGATGACTCCAAGCACCAAGCAGGAAGCCTTCACTGGTGTTCTTCCGGGTGTCCCAACCGAATCGTTCGGTATCCCGATCATCATCACCGACTCGATCGCTGATAACGAGGCATTGAGCTAATCCTAACCCCTAAATAGATAATACGACAATGGCCTTTGAATTCAATCGCAATCAACAAGATGCCGCCTACACCTCGTCGGTGGCAATCGCCCAAGCTGGCGCAAACTCCGCAACATTTGATCTTGAACAAGTCTTCGCAGGCGACATTCAAGACTTCGTTGTGGAAGTAGCTGCTCCCGCTGCATCTGGTATCAACAACGCTTCGGTTCTGACCTACACGCTGCAAGACAGCGCGAACGGTACTGACTTTGCCGCCCTTGATCCATCCATCGCCACTACCCAAACTGGTTCGGGTGGCGCTGGTGTTGCAGCCAAGACGATCCGCTTCCGTACTGGCCCATCTACTCGCCGATACATCCGTATCGCGCAGACCGCTAGTTCGACCGCTGGAACCTTCTCTGGCTCGTTCACCACTCGACTCCTCTTCTAATAGTGGGTTGCTAATCGTGCCGCTGGTCTGGGGTTTATTATTTTCCCTCGGATCAGCGGCATTTTCTCAATAATACACCATGGCATGGACTGAACTTACATTTGCTGGATTGCAAGGCCGACTAGGATCGGACGAGATCGCTGCGCTTCTTAATGAATCGCCAGCGCCTGAATCCAAAGTCGAAGAGGTTCTCTCCCATGTCGCGCAGGATGTCGTTTCCCGGGTCAATACGGGCCGCAGGAAGCGTGGACTGCCTCCGCTGGTAAATACTGGCTTATTCGTCCCTCCGGGCGCACAGCGTCACTCCTACACGCTCGCAAGGCGCTTACTGACTGACGCATTCCCGTCACTCGCGGAATTCAATGGCGATGACCGCAGGAATTCCGTTGAAGAAGCGGAAAACTACCTAGATGACCTAGCAAAGAATGATGCTGACTCAGACGATCCCGGGGCATCTTCTTTCTCATATTCCTCCAATTCCCCATTCCGCTACGGAGGATCCCGGGTTATGGATTTCTCTACCTCACCATGAGCATCATCCGCCAGATCGTGGAAAGCATGGCCAAAACCTTGGCTGATCACGAATACTTCCGAACTGTTCCCAAGATCCCGGTTTTGGTTGAGGATCAAAAGGATGTTGAGAAGTCGATCCTGAATGCGATGCAGACCGCAGGGGCATTTGCCCTGATCAATTTCGATTCCGCAGATGCCGATTCCCCTGACACTCCCGGGCCATATCTTAATAATTCATCATTCAAAGTTACAGTTTCCGAGATTCCATCATTGTGGAGATCAAGGGGTAGCAACCAACCATCCTGCACAGAGATCGCTGAGGCGGTTTGCCGGATCCTTCATCATCATCAGCCACTAGACAAATCTGGGCTTGCATTGTCGGGTGGTGTTATGTTATTCGATGCCATGTCGCAACAGGCGAATGAATCGATGCTTCAGCAGGTCATTACATTCACAATACCAATCGGTTTAACAAACACAGACCCAGAAAGATAATATATTATGGCAACATTTGATAGAGCAACAATCGTTCGAGGCCCATGTAAGATCGGTTACGATGGAGCAACATTCTACTCCAAGGGCGGCGTTTCGCTGACCATGACCAACTCGACCTTTGACAAGGAAACCGATGCCTATGGCATTGTTGGCAAGGCAAAGACAGACTTCCAAGTTGTCGTTGAGTTTGAACCAGTTGGCGAGATCGAGGCATTAACTACGCTTTTCCCATATGGCAGCACAGCAATCGGTGGATCGATTTATGGATCAGCCGACAAGCCGCTTGTGATCACATCCGCTGATCAGACTTACACGATCAACAATGCTGCCGTGACACAGATGCCATCGATTCGATGCACAGCTAACAACACCGCATTCGGATCGGTTCAATTCACCGGATTAGTGGATAAGAGCGGCGATCCAAGTTCATTAGCTGATTATTATTCTGCTACTGCTGGCGCAGCGATTGGCTCGGCATTCAGTCCGTCTTTGATCGTTACTGCTCCATACCAAGCAACGCTAGGCGCAGTCGGGCCTTTCTACTCCGAGGCTGGATTTGAGATCGCATTCGACTTAAGTCTTAACCCCGTAACTGTTGATGGCATGGGTACGGTTGATATGTCGCTCCAGAATCTCGGCGTGAACATCACCTGCATTCCGACTGGGGCTTTAGCTAATTCATTCGATACCTATTTCGGATCGTTGGATGTTGGTGAGGATCTCGCAAACTCAACGCTCGATATCAGCACTAGCACATCTGGCGGATTGAATTTCGACTGCCTTGCCGTGCAAGTGATCGATATTCAGAAACGATTCAGTCCAACCGACAATCGAGTCGGTCAGCTTACCATGGCGGCTCGGCGCACATTCACATCTGGATCACCTAACGCATTGTTCACTGTTCTCACAGTCGCATAATGTATGCTGCTGCATTCATAGGCAATAAGATCATCGATCTTGCCGGATGGGATCAAGGCCCGGGTGCTGAGACATCAAATCTCAGCATCTCGTATGATAGCCAATTCCAATCGGTGTCATATGTTGGCGGCGCTTGGGGGCGTCAATTCTGGCGACCCGGAACAATGGCGACTGTGTCGTTTGATAGTCGGTTTAGTTTGGTTGATACAGCTAGTGATCAATACCAGAGACTCGTTTCATACTTTCTACTTGTATTGCCTAGTTATTTCTCAAATCAGCGGGGTTCTACATTAAAACTGACCCAACCTTACCCAACTTTAATGGGAACTAGGCAGGTCGAAACTGCAACTGGCGTGGGTACAGTAACTGGGGCAGGAAATGTGCGAGTAACCCTGACTGCATCTGGCATGGATATTTCTCCGCTTGATTTTTATATCCCGGTAACTCTTGGACAGACTGCATCGCAATGGATGGCAACAGTTCGAGCTTATTTTTCCGCAACCCCTCAGGTTCAAATGTATTTTGTAGCATCTGGATCCGGCGCTGAGATGATTCTGACGCGCCGAAGCCCATACGCAGGGAATGATTCGACTTTGAATATCTCGATTGGCGGAACCGGAACAACAGCAACCGGAATTACCGCAGCGCCAACCTCAGTAAATACAACCGCTGGGGCTGCATTCGTTCCGATGAGTGAGATTACATTCTACGATGCCAATGTATCCGTTGCCGCATCGCAAATCGGAACATCCGTCCTGCTCAACACATCCGTAACTGGACGATTAGTCGCCCCATAATATGGCATCGAAAAAGGTCAACATCGACATCAGCACAACGGCTAATACCGCTGGTGCTACGCAAGCTGCCGCCGCGATGGATAAGCTGGGAACCTCCAGCAATCAAGCCGCTGCTGCATCTACAGCCGCTGCATCTGGTGTCGGTAAGGTCGGGCAGGTTGCAAGCGCGGCTGGCTATCAGGTGCAAGACTTTGCGACTCAGGTTTCCATGGGAACCAGCGCATTTACGGCATTCGCCCAACAGGCCCCACAGTTCCTTGGCGTATTCGGCCCGGGTGGTGCGATCGCAGGTGCTTTGCTTGCCGTTGGGGCTATTGCAGCCAAGGTTTTCTTAGACATGGGAGATGATGCCAAATCGGCATCGGAGAAAGCTGAGGAACTAGCTGATACGATCGACCAGATCGGCAAGAATGCAGCCGCAGCGATCCGAGAGGATATTGATTTTGGCAAGGCAAAGATCGAGCAAGCCAAGATAGCAGCGCAGAATTTTGCTGATGAGGTAAGCAATGCGGCACAAAATCAAATAGATTACAACGCGACTGTTCTGGAATCGTTCAATAATCTACTTACCGCAGAGAGAACGCTCCGTGATGTAAAGGGAGAAACAATCAGCAAGGTAAAGGATCTAGCTGCCGAGGAAAAAGCGGCGGCGGAGGCTAGAGCAGCACAGGTTCAGATTCAGATTCAATCCGAACAATTAAAGCTGCAGGCTGCAGAGGATTCCGTAGAGATAGAAAAGCAAGCACTAGCCGAGGCGCGTGTTCAGAAAGCAGAGAAAGAAGCACTGCTTCAAACTGAACGGAATAGTTTACAGGTTTTGCGTGATCAGCGTGATGCGCTGGAAGAGCAGGCGAAGCAGAGGATGGGTATATTGCAAGCTGCCGCTTCATCATTTGCTGGTGAGGGTGGATTTCCGGGGCAAGCAACTGCTGGAGCTAAAGCCGCTCAAGCGCAATTGGATACTGGCGCGGTAGCTGGGCAAATGTCCATAATCGAGAATCGCATCAGCGAGCTTGAAAAGGCCGTAGCTTCAACTGGTGAGTTAAGTCAAGCAGTAGAATCTGCAACTCAGCAACTTGAGCAAGCTGAGTCACAATTGCGACAAACTCAATCTGATGTGTCAACCTCGATTGCATCGATTGTTGAAATTGCAGCATCTGAGGATGTAAAAGCTCAAGCTAAAGCCGCAGAGGAAAAGGCAAAAGCATTTGCGACTGAGGTTGAGGGAATGATCGCTGGAATCGAGCCAGCAAATCAACAACAAGCAACGGCTCTTAGTAGTCTTAATACGGCCCTGCAAGATCAGCGAATCACTCAGAATGAAATATCTACGACTACTGCATCTCTTGCGACATTATCTCCATTGATCCGGCAATCGATCACAAATAATACAACTAGCGTAACTGAATTGATTTCGATTATGAATTCGTTTCAGAATCAGACAAATGCTATTCAAAGACAAATCTCCGACTTGCGTTCGCGTGTAAATAGCCTAGCATTGCCGCAAAGATAAAACCAATAACCAACTAATCACATGTCTACCAAAATTTTACCAACTGAATACTTTGGCGCAAACTACACCGGGGACACATCTACTGGAGTTATTTCATTTGATGTAGGTGATTTCGTTTCATCATCTAACCTATCCAATGCCGAGGTTGGCCAAGCGTCGAACATTGATCCTTTGAATTTGGTTACTGGTCTAAGCTACACGATCACAACCTTAGGTAATACTAACTGGCAAAGCATTGGTGCGCCAGTTGGCGCTGCCGTTGGAACTACATTCACCGCTACCGGGCAAGCCCCATCCGGGACAACTGGCAAGGTTTCATCTGGTGACATCCGCCGAGTTCTATTGGGCATCTGCGAGCAAATGTACCAGAAATACTTTGAGTATTCCTCCCAAGGTGATGCTCCTGTTAGAATGACTGTCGGTCGCACAACTGGAATTAACAATTCTATCGGGTCTGTTACATCACTTATTGTTACATACAATATCGGATTTACTGTTGACATCCAAACTCAGGAAGTTACGGAAGAGTAATCATGCCAGTAAATTGGACAATTGCCGGGCAGACTGGTAGCACATTCAATGCAACGCAAAGAACGCTTGCTGCGGCTCAAATTGATTCTGCTAGATTGGACTTCAAGAGTCTTGAGGCGGATATTCTTACATTTACGATTACCCCAGAGTCATTAACATCGGCAGTAATCCCTGATCTGCGACAGGAAATGATCCTGTACCGGGATGGGGTTCGATTCTTTTCAGGCAATGTCACCAATGTTCGCAATGTAATAGACTCAGGCAAGCATCAATGCCAAGTAACAGTATCCGGCCCATGGTGGTGGCTTGAGAGGATACCATTTACATCAGTTATAGCGGATGGGACTGGGGCATCTCAAGAGCGGATTTCATATGTATTTGGTACAGCTAGCGCAGGGCAAGGCCTAAGAATCAGTATCGAGGCGGCAATCAATAGATCAGCAGCACTTGGCGCTCCAATTGCGACTATCGCTCAGGGATCATCTGTTGATGCGATGTTTCCTGTTCCTAGGATAACATTGAATCAATCAACATGCGGACAAGTAATTTCCGAGCTTGTCAGGATCTGTCCCGATACAATGGTATGGTTTGATTATTCTACCGCTCCGGTAAGGATTAGAGTTGGACGCAGGGGCGCAAC